AGCAGATGGTGACTTTGATTTCGATTCGGCAAATGAATTGTTGTCTACTTACAAAGAATTGCGTGGCATCAAGGCCAAGGAATCGGGGCAAGCAGAGACTGCTGCACGAACCAAGACCATGAAAGCAGCGCAAGTTGATGTTGGTGGCTCTGGCGAGAGTTCAAAACGGGTTTATCGACGGGCTGACCTTATTCGTCTCAAAATGACTGACCCTTCAAGGTATGAATCGTTAAACGATGAAATACTGGCAGCTTATGCCGAGGGTCGTGTTCGATAATTTAACTGGAGAATTAACATGGCATATCCTACCCCAGCGGTAACAGTAACCACCGCAGCAACGTTCATCCCCGAAATCTGGAGTGATGAAATCATCGCAGCCTACAAGAAAAATCTTGTACTGGCTAACATCGTAATGAAGATGAACTTCAAAGGTAAGAAGGGCGATGCGGTTCACATCCCTGCACCTACCCGTGGTTCAGCTTCAGCGAAAGCAGCATCTACTGCCGTCACTCTGATTGCCGATACTGAAACAGAGATTAAAGTGGACATTAACAAGCACTTTGAATATTCACGTTTCATTGAGGACATCGTTGAAGCACAAGCCCTGAACAGCTTGCGCCAGTTCTACACTGCTGACGCTGGCTATGCGCTTGCCAAGCAAGTAGACACTAGCTTGATCCAATTGGGTCGTGCGTTTAACGGTGCTACTGTCGGTACTAACGACTATGCAACAAGCAATTCAAGCACCAAGGCTTTTATTGGCGGTGATGGTACAACTGCTTACAACAGCACATCTTCAAATGCAAGCGCATTGACTGATGCTGCAATTCGCCGCACCATCCAGCGTCTAGACGACAACGATACGCCTATGGACAATCGCTTTTTCCTGATCCCTCCATCTAGCCGTAATACGCTGATGGGTCTTTCCCGTTATACGGAACAGGCTTTTGTGGGCAATGGCAATGCGATCCGCACTGGTGAAATCGGTAATCTGTATGGCATTCCTGTGTTCACATCTAGCAATGCTGATACTGGTGCTGGTAACACTGCAACAGATCGTATCTGCCTGATGGGTCACAAGGACGCTATGGTTCTGGTTGAGCAAATCGGTATCCGTTCACAAACACAGTACAAGCAAGACTACCTTGCCACTTTGTTTACATCGGACACCTTGTACGGCGTTGCCGCACTTCGTGCAGCCGCTACTACTGGTGCAGCTCTGTCTTCTAGCGCGTTTGCGTTGGCAGTGCCAGCCTAACCCCAAGCCCCCAGCAATGGGGGCATTATTTTTAAGGAGTTAGAAAATGGCAGCAGCAACAGCAATTACCTCGCGCAGAGGCAACGACCAGTTCAGAGGCGTCTTTAACGATACCTTTGCTGTAACCTGTACGCTTAACACGGCATCCATTGCCGACCAAGCAACAGGAACTGACACCGTGGCCGTTCCAGGAGTAATCTTGGGCGACATGGTGCTAATGTCCACAGGAGTTGACGAGGCAGGGCTAGTTCGCCGTGCTTATGTCTCTGCTGCTGGTACTGTGACAATTGCATCAACCAACACAACAGGCGCAGCGGTCGATCTTGCATCTACCACTGTTCGCCTTGTAATTGTTCGGATGGTGTGATGGATGGGGCTTCGGCCCCTTTTTTAGGATAATCATGGCAACTTTTCGCTGTTTGCAATCAGGAACTACTGTAACTTTTACTCAGCAAGTGGACATCGATTCGATGCGCGGTCATCAGGGCTATGTACGTCTGGATGAGCAACAAGCGCCTGAAATCAAACCTTTACCCATGCTTGCACCTCCCAAGCGTATGGGTCGGCCTCGTAAATCTAAAGGATAAATCATGTACGGTAAAAAAATGTCTGGTAAAAAAGCAATGCCTGTCGCCATTATGGTTGCCGTTGCCAAGCCAAAAGCTATGCCTAAGCGCGGCCAGCGCACTGCCACCAACATGGCAACTAAAGCTAAACGAGGCAAATAATGTCATCCCTAACTACACCTGTTACGCTTTTAAGCTCTGTTGTAGCAACTGGTGCGTCTAAGGCCGTTCAAGCGGATGCTGGTCAACCGGCATTCTTGCAAGTGTCCGGTATTACAACAGCAACTGTGGCATTTCAGGGTAGCTTGGATGGCACAACCTTTGCCACCATTGGCACAGCCTTGACCGCTGACGGCATTGTCACCATAGCCAACGCTCCCAAGTATTTGAGGGCAAACTGCACTGCGTACACTTCTGGCACGATCATCGCAAAGGTCTTGTACTAGCATGAAAACTCCAGCCCAAAAGAAGATCAGCAAGGTAATGAAAGAGTTTGGTGCGGGTAAGTTGACTACCAACAAAAAGGTAGTCAAAGACCCAAAGCAAGCTATGGCGATTGCGCTGTCACAAGCAAAGGTAAAGAAGAAATGAAAAGCAAAGTCAACCAAGCGGCGGTCTACACAAAGCCCACCATGCGGAAGGCTTTGTTTGAAAAGATCAAAGGCCAGGCTGTGCAAGGCACGGGCGCTGGAGAATGGTCAGCCAGAAAAGCACAACTCTTGGCAAAAGAGTACAAGGCCAAGGGCGGGGGGTACAAATCATGAGCAAGACAAAAGCGCATTACACACCGGACGGTAAGCTGTATAAAGGTGAGACTCACAAAGCTGGTGCTGTCTTGATGACAGGTGCAAAGCACACGCCAACTAGTAAAGTTTTAACCCATACACCGCCGAAGAAAAAATGAAAGCTACCCAGAAAAGCCTCAAGGATTGGGGCGACCAAGATTGGAGAACGAAAAGTGGTAAAAAATCTTCTGTCACTGGTGAGCGATATTTGCCAGCAGCTGCGATCAAAAATCTTAGTAATGCTGAGTACGCTGCGACAACTCGGGCAAAACGTGCTGGCATGGCTAAAGGGAAACAATTCGTAGCGCAACCTAAAAAGATAGCGGCAAAGACTAAAGGCTACCGATGAAAACTCCCGCATGGCAGCGCAAGGAAGGACAGAACCCCAAAGGTGGCCTTAACGCTGTTGGACGGGCGAGTCTGAAAGCTGCTGGGCAAGACATCAAGCCCCCTGTAAAATCGGGCGATAACCCACGCAGGGCTAGCTTCTTAGCAAGGATGGGCGGCAATGATGGCCCTGAGTACAAAGACGGCAAGCCCACTCGACTGCTGTTAAGTTTAAAAGCATGGGGGGCAAGCAGCAAAGCGGATGCTAAATCCAAGGCCAAGGCAATCAGCGCAAGGAACAAGAAATGACTTACCTCCAGCTTATCAACAATGTGCTGATTCGTTTGCGAGAGACGCAAGTCTCTACCAACAACGAGACAACTTATTCAACCCTGATCGGCTTGTTTGTCAACGATGCCAAGCGGCAGATTGAGGACGCCTTTAGCTGGAACGTGTTGGGTCAGACAGTCACCATAACCACGCTGGCAGCGACCTACATCTATTCGATGACGGGCGCGGGTCAAAAGTTCCAAGTGCAAGACGCAATCAACACTACATCAAACATCGGTCTGCAAAACATCAGTTTTGTGGAGATGAACCGTTATCAGAACCTAGTTCCAACAACAAACGGCATCCCTCAATATTACGCTTTTGACGGCGTGGACGGAAATGGCGACACCAAGGTGGTGCTGTACCCCCGACCTGATGGGGTCTTTAACATCCCGTTTTCATTGACAGTTCCCCAAGCTACATTGGCGGCTGATGGCACATCTGTGCTTGTCCCTGACACGCTAGTGGTGCAAAACGCCTATGCCCGTGCGCTGGTGGAGCGCGGCGAGGATGGCGGTCTAAGTTCATCTGAGGCTTATCAGCTTTACCGCGCCATGCTGTCTGACCAGATTGCACTGGAAGGCACTCGCTATCCAGAGAACCAAGAGTTTGTGGCGATATGAGCCAAGCCCTCCAGACTGCTAGCATTTCAGCGCCAGGTTTTTTTGGCCTGAATACGCAAGACTCGCCTTTGGACTTGGCGGCTGGCTTTGCTTTGGTTGCTACAAATTGCGTGATTGACCAGTTTGGACGTATTGGTTCACGCAAGGGCTGGGCGCGGGTTAACGCATCTGCTGGTGGTTTGGGTGCGAATGCTCCAGGAGTTATCCATGAGTTGGTGCAGACTGACGGCACTCTAACAATCCTATTTGCTGGAAACAATAAGCTGTTTAAGCTGGATAGCAGCAATGCAGTGGTTGAATTGACCTACGGCGGCGGCGGTACAGCACCTACGATTACGGCAAATAACTGGGCGTGCGCCTCGCTTAATGGCATTACTTACTTCTTTCAAACAGGCCACGATCCGCTGATCTTTGACCCTGCTGTCAGCACTACGACCTTCAGGCGCGTTAGTGAGAAGACTGGCTATGCGGGGACTGTGCCTTCGGGCAATATCGCTATTAGCGCTTATGGCCGCTTGTGGGTGGCAGATACATCAACTGACAACACCACGGTCTTTTTCTCTGACTTGCTCTCAGGCCATGTTTGGACGGGCGGCACATCTGGCTCGTTAAATATTAATCAGGTTTGGCCTAACGGCGCGGACAACATCACCGGCCTAGCGGCGCACAACAACTTCCTGATCATCTTTGGTCAGCGCCAGATTCTGGTCTATTCGGGCGCGACTACGCCCTCGACAATTACACTGGCAGACACGGTAGCGGGTATTGGCTGCATTGCCAGAGACTCGATTCAAGGCACTGGCAAAGATGTTTTGTTTTTGTCCAATTCTGGTGTTCGGTCATTTGCGCGGACTGTGATTGAGAAATCCGTCCCTATTGGCGATTTGTCCAAGAACGTGCGTAGTGACTTTATGAACATCGTAGCTGGTGAGACGCTGGCAAACATCAAGTCGGTTTACTCTGAAACAGAAGCGTTTTACTTGATAACATTGCCGTTTGTCAAAGAAGTATTTTGTTTTGACACTCGCGGACAGTTACAAGATGGATCGTTCAGAGTCACCACATGGGACTCAATCCAGCCATCAGCGCTTCTCTCTAGGCGCAATGGTGATCTGCTGTTGGGCAAGACAAGCTACATCGCCAAGTACACCGGCTCACAAGATGACACTTCTGCATATCGGCTGCTGTACTACACGAACCATGCTGACTTAGGCAATGCCAATGTCACCTCGCTACTAAAGCGGCTGAAGGTAATTGTGATTGGTGGCACAAACCAATTTGTGACGATTAAGTGGGGCTTTGACTTTAGCACCAACTATCTCGCAGCTAACGCACAAATCCCAACACAATCGGTTTCTGAGTACGGAACGGCTGAGTACGGCGCAAATGCCACTGTGGTCGCCCAATACGCCAACGGTGTAGCTTTGCAAACTTTAAGCGTGTCTGCCTCTGGTAGCGGTAAAATCGTGCAAACAGGCTATGAAGCAAACATCAATGGTTCTACGCTGTCTATTCAGCGGATTGAAATCCAATCAAAGGACGGGAAGACAGTATGAGTAACTATACACAATCCACTAACTTCGCAACTAAAGATGCGTTAACTTCTGGCGACCCGCTGAAGATTGTCAAAGGCACGGAGATCAACACCGAGTTCGTAAACATTTCAGTGGCTATTGCAACCAAGGCTGACTTGGCTTCGCCTACTTTTACGGGTACGCCAACCTTACCTACCGGCACGATTGCAACAACCCAGACCTTTGGTAACAGTTCAACTTTACTTGCCACTACTGCATTTGTGCAAGCAGCACTTGCGGCATTGCATCCTGTTGGTTCGATTTACATCAACGCCACTGTCAGCACCAACCCTGGCACTCTCTTGGGCTTTGGCACTTGGACAGCCTTTGGCGCTGGGCGAGTCATGGTGGGCTTTGACTCTGGCAATGCTTTGTTTGACACGGCTGAAGAAACCGGTGGCGCTGCGGATGCTACTCTGCCAAGCCACACGCACACTGGTACAACGGATGCTGGTGGTTCATCCTCTGGTTCTGTTACTGGCGGTGTAGCTACTGACTTTGGCCCGTTTAGTTCAG